GGGGTCTATGGAAATGGAGCCTGTTACCAGCCCTTGCGGAGAATTAAAAACAATCGGCACGGCCTCGACCGCCTTTGTGGCCGAGTTGATCCGCATGTGCGGGCCGGTCTTCGCTCCGAGCTTCAGGCTGACGGTGGCAACCTGAGCGCTGTCTTGCACCCCGTTGTCCACGCTGATGTAGTCGCCAGCCGCCACGGCGTTCTGGGAAAGCGGCGGCACGGGAGCCACGGGCTGGGCGTCTTTGTAGGGATGGTCCGCCGGCCCGCCCGCATACTGGCCCGGATTTGATTGCAGGCTGGACTGATAGGGAGTCTCGCTGGAGTAGTCCAGATTCGTCAGCAGGTATCGCCGGGTGTCGGCGTCTATGAGCCGGAGTTGGTCGCGGGGTGTTGCGTCTGCGATGTCCCTAGTGCGCGCATACTGGGGAGTGTTCGCGTTCGCCAGAGCGTTGGCAATAATTCTGGCGGCGGCTGGCGTAATGCCGCCGTCAGTCAACGCTTGTACAAGAGCGTTGTTGTCAACCGCCATTTTCGATGACTCCGTTGATCTCCATCGCGTACAGCAGTACCTCCGATGGAGTCGGATCGGTGGCGTTGGCGTCTACGGCATTGCCGGATAGCTCAACAGCTACGTGCCTGTCTGCACCACCCATGTCGGAGTAATTCCGGCCGGCAAACTGAGCCTTTGCCACACCGGTGGCCTGCCCCAGCGGCGAGCGAGAAGCAGACATGTTGAGGCTGGTTTGGGCCCCTGTCGTGCTGTGGACAAACCCAGTGCCCCGATCTCTCGGCATGGCATTGACGCGAGGCTGTGCGGAGTTGTTGAAAAACTCCCGCAGATTCAGGGTGCTGTTTGTGGCCGTGGGCCGGTAAACCACCGACACGCTGCGGTCGATCAGAGCGTCACGGGAATTGGAGTTCCCGTCGTTGACCAACTCCATGGCCCCGGTTCGGACGGCATACGGCACCGAAGTCTGCGGAAACGCGCCTGTTCCCAGCGCCAGCGGACTGCACGTCGCCGTGGCGGTAGCGGTAGTGCCGCTTGTCGGGGGCTGGATAGTGAGGTTGACAGTGTCGGTCAAAGTGCTGCCAGCCAGTGTCCCGTACCCGAATCCAGCCTCGTCAATCAAAATCTCGCTTACGGCACCGTCTTTCAGAATAGCCGTGAACTTGGCACCGCAGCCCGGCTGGCCGCTAGAAGCGGTGACGGCCGGGGCCGACTGGTAGTTGCTGCCGCCGCTCGTGACGGTGACGCTGCGGATGGATCGGTAGGGATAATCCCGCAGCCCGCCCTCGCGGTAGATGTCGCCGTCCACAGACCCGTACACCGGCTGGTCTTGCTCGCCTGCGGCCTTGCGGTAGTCGGTCCCGCACGTCAGCCCAGTCGGCCACGACTCGGTCCACCACGCCTTCAAGTTGATGTGGTAGCAGAGGGCGACATTCGGTGACGAGGCTCCCGAATCCTTGGTGACAACAAACGCCCGGAGGATGCTCGTCCTCTGATCGACTTTCAGGAAGAACCGCTTGCGGTACGTCAGGTCGAGGAGGTTGTTGTCGAAGTAATTGCGGATGTTGTCCGACAGGCTTTCGACACTGCCGGAGCGGTCCATCTTGTAAACGCCACGCTCGTCCATGGCGAACACAACGTCATCGAACAAATCGTGACACGTCTGCGACAGCATTCCTCGGTGAGCCAACAACTGAATGCTGGAGTCGAGGACGGGGTCGGTGTTGTAGGACAACCCGTAGCAGTGCGCGTTTTGCATGCACAGCAGGTAGCTGGCAAACGGGATGAGCCCGGTCAGCGAATCCGTGCTTTTCTGGTTGTTCTGGATCGACACCTCGTTCTCGGCGGGGCACGATTCAAACTCGTCATACTCGGAAAAGAAGATGCTGTTTGCGTACTCGCCGCTGGTGCTGACGGCATACCAAAGCCGGTCGCCGTAGGCCGCGCAGGCAGACATGTCAGCGCGTGGCACGCCAAATCGATAAGCATTGAGCCCACCGTTTGGCAACACTACTGGCAGGGCGGCGTAGAAAGGGCGGCTCGGATTGAATAAATCCTCGTCCGTCATCGTGTCTGACCCAACGATGCTGACAGAGTTTCCGCTGACTTGCCCGTATTGCTCCAGACGATAGAAGACCAGCGATTGGTCGCCGCTTGTCCGAAAGAACTCCACGACATTTGCCCTGCTTGGTGGAGTCACGCCAGCCAAGCTCCACGTCAGCGTTGTGGGGCGTGGATTGGCGGCAAAATCAAGAGTGTTGATGTCCGTTATCGGGGAGAAGTTGGAGTAATAAATGGGCTTGGTCATGTCGCGGGCGATGGCCGGCGTCGAGCCGGTAGCTGTGGCCGCAGCAGACAGCACGATGGTGGTTCCAGACCTCGACACCACCCTTGCCATGAATGGCGTGTTGTTCGACTGAATGACGATGCCGGGCTCGATTTCCGCTGCGCTCGCAACTGTCGCAGACGTGGAGCCCTGCACGGTCGTGATGGTGGTTTGGGCCACCTCCGTCTCGGTCCAGTCGGCGTAGCGATACGCGCAGCGGTACGCTCCACGCATAGCCGGCCGCATGACGGGGATGATCTTGGCTTTCTCGGCCACTGCCGTCACCACCGGCGATGTGGTGAACCCAGAGCCACCGTTCAGCACGTTGACTTGCGTTATTGCACCGCCGGATATGACAGCGTCCATCTCCAGCCCATAGCCAACGCCAGTAAACGTGAGCGTGGGAGTGCCGTAGTAGTTGGTCCCAGAACTGGACACCACTACTGACGTGATGGAGTTTGTGCTGGCGGCAGGCGTGATCTGCCGGGCGGTGAACGTGTATGTGTAGCTCGGGCTAAAAGTTGCCGACGAGGTCAGGTCGCTTCGCTGTTGCAGGGTAAACGACGCCCTGTCTCCGGTCAGGAAGTTGCTGCCCGGCACCGTGACCGATGGCGTTCCCATCACCAAGCCCGGCGGGCCTTGCTGCCCCGCGTCGATGCTGTCTGCCCAGAAGTACAGTCGCTGCCTGTACTGGCTGAACGTCTTGTTGAATCGGGCTGTGTTAAACGTCTGGTTCCACTCGTCCGAAAACGCCGGAGAAGCCGGCGCAAACTCCAAGTCGTTGATCGTATAGGCGATGCTTGCCGGATTGCCGGGCGAAGGACGAAGAATGGAGTTGTCTGTGTAGTTAGACGCGGCAGTGGTTTCACGAAAGTTCGGGCCTTCAAACAGCCGGGAGGCGTTTACTTGGTCGAACTGTATGGCGAAGAAGGTTTGAAGCTCCATGCCAGAGCCGGTGTTCAGCACCTGCACGCTTTGGGACGTGAGGCCCACGCCGTCAGCGAGGTTCGGTCCCTGCCGGAAGTTGACGATTGGGCGACGTGACACGCCGGTTTCGGCAGCGCCAGCGCTCCACCACCCCTTGGCAGTCGTGACAGTCGCGGCGTTCGTGGAGTTCCCGGTGGTGCCCGGACGTGTAGAGCCCACTGTCCGCCGCCACCCCACGTTGATCTGGTTGTCGTTGACTCCGCTGACCCAACTGTCGGGGCAGTACGTGAGCCACACGCGGACAACAGGAGGGGTGTAGTTGGAGTACGTGGTGTAGTTGGTTGTGCTGGTTTTCTTGGCCGGAGTCAGCGTCACGTCCACGTATGGCACGCCCGCGACCGACACGCCAACAGGCAGCGTTACCCACACCCACTTGTCGCTGGTGTCTGAAGCCGTCTCCAGTTCCGTCCTGCCGCCGGTAAAGTACCGCAGCGAGATGTAGCCGAAATCGTAGGCGTACAGGTCCGAGTAAACCGTGAACGGCGTGTATGTGGTGCCGCCCGTCCCAGAAGTCTGATATTGCTTTACAGCGATTGGGCAGCGGCTGTGGAAATTAACGCGAGGACTTGGTGCGAATGACGCAAAGAAATCCCAGTTGTTGTTCTTCCACTGATAAGGAGCGTATGCCCAAGTGATCGTGGTGTTCGTGGCGATTTGCGAGCAATCGTCTGTGTTAACCCAGTAGTCGTTGGCTGTGGTTAGCGTGGAGGCAGATGCCCCCAGCCAGCTATATTGCAGCGGCCAGCTTGAATCCGCCGAGCCGCCGATGTTGACGTTCCGCGACAGCGTGTCGAGCAGCACGGTAAAGGAGACTAGCGCCGACGCTCCAGCGCCCACAGACTGGACGCTTGTGCTGGCGTTGGTTCCGGCAGTCAGCGGGATAAGGGCTGTGTACTTCCCGTTCACGCCGTCATAGGTAGCGATAGCACCCTGCATGAACGTCAGGGTCTGCGTGCCGCTCGACGTGGCGTTCGCAGATAGCGTGACTTGGCCGGTGTCGGCGTTGATCGCGGTCACCGTGGTGCCTACTACTACGCCAGTGCCGCCAATCACGATGGCGCCGACCAGCAAACGCGAGAGGCTGGCGACGTTGCTGATTACGGCCTGACCGTTGGTCAGCGTCACAGTAGACGTGAATGAGTACGCTATCGTAGTTGCCGACACGTCTAGGCTAAGGCCGTGCGACGTGCTGCCGGTGCTGCCGGTGCGAACGCCCTCGTTGAACGTAAGCTGCGCCGAGGCGTTGGTCGCTTGGGCGGCGAGCGAAAGCGTGAGGCTGCGGGCAACAGGGTCGCGGGAAAGCACTGTGGTGCCAGACTGAATGCCATTGCCGGAGACGGTGGCGCCGACACGCACGCTCTCGATCTGGCCGACGCTGGAGACGCTGGTGCTGGTGTTGGTGATTGACGCGCTGCTGATGAATACCGGCTCAAGCCCTTGGATGCCGGGGTCTACGCCAATCACTCCGTAGCCGCGAAAGCCAACGCCCTTAACGCCAGACTCGTCTACGGTAAGGGTCGGTGCTGTCTGGTATCCAGAGCCGCCGTCCACAACATCAACGGCAACCACAGAGCCGCCTTGGACGATGGCCTTGAGCTTGGCACCGCGAGTACGGCTACCGCCGCCCGTCACCACAATGTCTGGAGCCGCCCAGTAGGAACCGCCGCCCTCCAGAACATCGACACGCTCGATGAAGTAACCGTTCCCAGATGGCGTCACTGTCGGGGCAATCGTCGGCGCGACGAGCCCGGCCGTGGTTGCCAGCTTGGTTTTTCTGGACACCACCAGCGGGTCCACGCCGTTGCCGTGAAACACATAAATCCGCCCGTGCCGGTCTTCGGCAAACGACGGGCTGACCAGAGACGAGGTGGTGATTGTGTATGCGGGAGTAACAGACCAGCTATCGTCCACCCCAGTCGGCGTCTGGTAGCGGAGGGTGTTCGCAGTTGCAGACGTGCGTGCGCTAACGATTAGATCATTGAGCGCGACAGAGCCATTGCTGACCCGGTACATGCCCAAGATTTCGCTGTAGTCCGCCGACATGTAGACAGAGTCCATGCCGGGCCTTTGGCGAAGCTCGCCGGGGCGCTTGATCTGAAGGTTGCTCTGGCGGACTGTCGCCCCCGGTGGCAGGACATACGGGCTGATAGCCGTGCCCAAGCCGACCCAATTCTGCACCAAAGCCTTTCCCATGATTACCCTCTGTCCGGCATGATTGGCGAGTGGTATCCCATGGTTCTGGGCGTGGGATAGTGCCGCATGTACATCCGGCCGTTGAGCGGGCTAACCACATCGTTCTCCATCGCCAGCCGCATGTCGCGGTTAAACAGAGCGGTTGCCGACCCGGCGTCCTTGCCGGCCAGCCGTGCGTACCACATCTCCGTAGCCGACAGAATCGCGGTGTACATGGTGGGGCTGGCGTCGATGATGCTGGAAATCGCGTACTTGACGTTGGTCATGGCCGGCAGGGGCGAGTCCACCGTCAGCGTCGTGTCGCCCGTGCGGGAGACAATTCTTCGCTCGTAGACAAACGGACTAAGGGCCCCAAGCGGGTCCGCGTCCGTCAGGGCAGTACCAAACCGAATGACGCTGTTCGACAGGTCTACTGGCAGCGTGGTGCCGGTAAGCGTCACTGTCGTGGAGTTGGCCGAAACAGTGGCGGTTCCCTGCCTGCACGACGGCTCGTATCCCATCAGCCGGATGGCGTCAGGCAAGTAACGGTACGTGTAAAAAACAATCGTGCCGTCAGTCGGCACGCCAACGAAGCGGATTTGGTAACGGTCAGAACTCGTGTCGCTCCGCATGATCGTGTAGTAGTACGGCTCGCCGGCACCGCGAGTATTGACCTGAAGCTGCTGCCACTCCTGCGGCGACACGTAGAAGTGCATCGTGCCAACCGTTTCTGTCATCAAGGCGTCGATGTCCTTGACGTTGGCAGGGAGGTCATAGAACGTCTGCGCCAGCAGCGTGTACGGCAGGCCGAAGTTGAAGTACGTGCCAGTGGTCGTTGCCGTGGCGTTGCCAGACAGCGTGATGGTCGATGCGCCGGAGTTCTTCGCAATGACCCGCAGAGGCTGGGCAAACAAGCTGGTGTCAGTTCCGCCGGAGCCAACGCTGACGATGGCGTTGACCTCGATCTTGTCGAAGTCAGTGTTGTTGGCGCACTGAATGACAGCCGAGCCGGACGTGGTGTTTGCCGCCTTGGTAATACACGGCACGGTAGATACGGCTGACTGGTTTACCTGCACGACGTTGTTGGCAAGCAGTGCCGCTACACGGCTGGTTGTCGAATACAGGCTGATGTTGGACGGCGCCACGATGCGGCCGACAACCAGCCCCTCTTGGCTGGCGACCGTGATGTACTGGATGCCCGGCGCAATGTAGGCCGTGGTCGAGGTTTGCACGGTACGGAACGACTCGCTGCGCGTGTACCAGAGCCAGTCGCGTGTCTGGTGAACCTCCCGGCAGGCGTGGATTACCGCAGACCGGACTGCACGATGCTCGCCGTCTTGGGCCCCACCGCCGGTTGCCGTCAGGAGGTAATCGACAACGTCTTGGGCGGTGTTCATAGCTTTGGCCTTTTGTAGCCGTACTTGTCCTTGACCATTTCCTTCAGGTCACGGTCCTTCATCTTCATGCCGGGGTTTTTCGCCCTCTCAACCGCCATCATTCGCTTGGTCAGGGAGGCAGAAAGCCGCTTCGGCGGGGGCGGCGGCTGGGGCACGCCCTTGTGGTCAACGATCCCCGACACCGACAAGTTTCTTTCAACGGCGACTTTCTTAACGTCCGCGATGGAGTCCACCCATGCGGCCGGATCGCGGTGGCCTCTTTTGTCCGCGAGTCCACTCATGTAATAGCGACCGCTCACGTTGATGCCGGACAGCCTCGCCTCTCGCAGGATGCGGTCGGCGTGATCCTTTGGCATATCGCCTAGCCACTCTTGATTTGATCTTCCCTGCATGAACGCCCGATCCGTCCCCCTTGTTCCGGGCGGCTGCTGAAGGGCGCACATTTCCGCGAACATCGGGGTCTGGCCGGCAGACAACATACGCAAATACATCTGCTGCACCTCTGTTCCTGCCCTTACGATGCTGGCGGGAAGCTCTTGAGAGGTGTGCCTTGAGGTACTTGGTGACGCGGAGGACTCCCGCGAGGTTGTCCCCAAATCGCGCGAGGGCTGCGTTGCAGCCCGTGCAGAGTAGGCCCCGGATGGCTTTCGTTTCATGGCAGTGATCCACGCAGATGCGGCGATTGCTGCTGCATATCTCGCATCTACCGTTGTTTCTGGACGCAATCCTGTCGAATGCTGCTTTGCTAATCCGATAGCGAACCCAGAAGTTCTGCCACCGTTTTCGCTGTTTTGCATCCACTAGGCCGGCTCCTCCGCAGCCGGCGCCGGCTCTGGGGCCGGGCCCTCCCCGCCCGCCGCGTCCTGCTCTCCGGGGGGAGGACCGTTGGGCGGCGCGACGGGCGGGGGCGGGGGTGGAGAAATCAGATAAGCGGACGGGTCGATGTCTAAGGAATCGGCCCAGTCGCGCATCAAAGCGTTGTATGGCTCAATTACACCGGAGCCAATGAGACTCGACACGATTGGCCCGAGCGTCTGCACGGCCATCTGCATCTGCTCGACGCGAGTAGCCTTGTTCGGCTTTCTCGCAGACCCTGCTTCGATACGGTAGATGAAGTCTCGTGTCAGAGACACCAAGTCCATGCTCGCCACGTTCTGCTTCCACGCGATGGCACCCATGGGGCCAAGCACGGGGACAACGTCTTCAGGTTCCAACAGCCAGCGACAGGCCAACGCCTCTCGCCGCGCTAGCAGGGACATGGCATCTTCAAGCTGGTTTGCCATGTTATCGGGGCGGACGCTGATATTTTCCTGCTTAATTTGCGCCTCGCTGGCACTTCTGAAGGCCGAGCGTGAATAGCCGTAGACCAATTCAGATAGTCCGGTGCGCTGCGCAAACAGGTCTGAAACCGAGGTAATTATGTCCCACAAGTCTTTGGTAACCTGCGGCATCTGGAAAACCGACATGATGTCGCCAATGCCACGACCAAGAAGCTCCGAAATCTCGATGATTTTGAAACCGCCCTCGGACGGGGCAAGAATCTGATCCTTGATTGTCTGGTCCGCAGCCTTCTGCACGGCAATCATCGTCTCGCATGACGTGGCGATGCGGGTGGCGGCGAACGACATCGCCCAGTTCAACAGCCGCAATTCTCCGATAGCCGGACGAATGTGGCTGATGGGGTAGCTGTAGCCCGGCTTCCAGTGGAACCAGAGCGGGGTGAACGGCCACCCGAAATTGTCGCAGTAGAAGGGAATCGGCCACGCCGTCTTGGCGATTAGCTCGGCCGGCAGTTGCCCAGAACCGTCATCGCCACCCGACATGGCCTGCTCCAGAAGCTCTGGCGGCATGTTCAGCGGGTAATCCAGACCTTCGCAAATTACCACGTAGCAGTATTTGCCAAGCTGGTCGAAGACACCACGGTGTTCCTTCGGGGCGTTCTTGAACCGGTCGCCCATCCCGCACTTTGACCAAACCTTGTAGATGGTCAGAAGCTCGTTGGTGTTTTCCAGATTGGCCTTGGTTCGCTTGCCCTTTGGCTCGCGGTCCAGCTTGATCTCGGAGTCGCGGTCTACGGCCTTGCGGAGTTCTTCTTCTGGGATGCCGTATTCTTCCGCGACCTGCTCCAGCGGATAGACGCATTTTCTGGCGCACCAGAGAATATCGTCCATGTTGTCCCAGTCCGGGTCCATGAGAAAGTTATCGACCGTGTCGTAGAACGACCCGACCATCCGCACCGGCGGCTGCTGGCCGTCAGTGGACGTGTCGAGCGTCATCATCTCGGTCCACATGATGCCCATGCCCTTGATGAGCGCTTCCCTGACCCACTTTTGGCCCTGTTTCTTCAGGTCGAGTTCCTGCGGCGTCCAGTTCAAATACTTCTCTAGGATCATCGCGGTGCCGCGCCGCTGCTCCTTCAGGGAAGCCTCCTGAAGGGCCATTTGCAGAATCTGCTGCTGCTCGGGGGGCAGCATGCGGATGTCCATGTCCGGCGTTGGGTGGATGCCAAACACTTCCGGGGGAAGGTCTGGATGATCCATCACGCTCACGGTACGCACCGGATTGCGGTGGTACATGACTGCGCCGTATATATCCACCAGTTCAAAAACCTTGTTCACCTGAATGCGGAAATTAGGCGGCGCAATGCTGGAGTTGTACCCCTTGTCACCGCGCGCGTAATTGTCCCGCCACATCCAGTTATGCTCGCCATCAAAAAACATCGAGGCTTCCTTCGCGTCTTCCGTGAAGGGCTTCTTGTACTTGACGGCGGCGTTCAGCTTTTTCACCCAAGTGTGGGTTAGCTGACGCAGGAGGTCACTTACTGCCGACATGTGCTGGCTTCTCCTTCGCGGCGGCTGCTAGCGCGGCGCCCTTGTAGACGGCTTCGGTGATGGGCGCGAACTGCCACACACCCAAATCCTCCCAGCCGTGGTCGCCGTGGATTTCGGGGTCATCGCGGTGGTGGGCTGACGGCCTGTCTACCCAGCCGTGGGGCGTGAACGTCAGGATTCTGACGGTGCTGTCTCCGGGCTCCTGCACGACGAACCCGATGGTCGGGTTGCTGAACGTGTGGATGTCAGTGCTGAACAGCACGATGTCTCCAATAGCCGGCCGGGGCATCGTCCAAGTTTCGTTGTTTGCCATGCTAACCGTATCCTCCTCCATAGGTTGGGCCCAAGTTTACGTAACCACCTTCTTCTTCGCCAAGCCGCTTCTTGCGGCGTTCCAGCAGTTTTACCCACCACGGCTCCGCTTCCGGCTTCTCCGGTGGAGCATGATAGCGTGGCCTGTAAGCGCACAGGTACTCCATGCACTGAACTATGTGGCACTCCCCTCGGGTATTGGGCATGTCTGTAACGACAGGCACGCCGGCCACGTAGTTGACTTTTTTGCGGTATCGCTTGATTTCCCGCTCTAAATCGGGAATTGCGCTCTTCAGCACCCGCAGCAGCGGCGTGCCTGTTTGGGCCCGGATGTGCAGGCTGACCCGGGTGGCCTCTGTGCGTGCCGGGATGTCATCGCACCCCGCAATGAAACTTGAGCCGGTAACTTGGGAGCGAATGTTTCGCTGCATCATCTGTTCGGTGTACTGCTCGCTGGGCAACCTGCCGGAGCCGATGTCTCTGATGCGGGCACCGTGGGCGTCGATGATGAAGGCGTGAAACTGGTGGTCTTTGACCTTCGTTTCAAATTGCTCGCCAAACACCGAGGCATTGCATTGCCGCAGATATAGCTGGTCATACAGCAGGATCATGCTCTCGTCTGGGGGAACAGCGGCGAAAAGCACGGCCGTGACGGTGTGGCCCGGGTCGATTACGGCGTAGCGGGTCCAATTCTGCGGGACTTGGCCGTCCTCCAAGTTTTCTCTGGCGTAGCCGTGGATGCTCATGTCGAATGACGGGTACATCAGCACGGAGTCCGTGATGAAGTCGCCCTCCGCACGCTGCCGCAGCGTGTCCACGCCCACAGCAGCCCACCGCTCGATGGACTTTTGCTTCTCTTTTTCGTTTAGATAGGGGTTGTCCAAGAACCGCAGCTTGAACAACCGGATAGAAGACTCTTCGCCATGCAGGGCCTCTTGCTCGTCAGCCCTGTCCTTCAGGCTTATTAGAGCGTTGTTGGTGCTATGGGGCATGGCCGACCAGCACAAGCGTCCACGGCGGTCCACGATGCGCCCCTGCATCTCTGGCACCCAGTTCTCGTTGTTAATGTCTTCGTCTATGTGGACTCTGTCTGCGCTAAAGCCTTGTACAGGGTCGCCCTCGCTGGAGAAGAAGTAGATTGTCCAGCCGGTGTGCAGGGTGCATTGCTGGATGTACTGGGCCGATTTCAAAACCCACGACGTGGATTTGACCAGCCGCTTCGGGATTAGCGGCGGCGCTGGCCGGGATTCCCACCGGCGGTCTTCGTCGGTGGCGGGGTTGAAGGGCCTCCACTCTCCAGTGGCCAAGTCCTTGATGATCTTGAACGCCCCGGGACGGAACAAGCACGGGTAAACGACCAGCCCTATGTGCTTCCAGTCCTTCCCGATGATGACGAGTACGCCGTCTCGCTCGGGGTATTTCTTGTAGGGGTCTTGCCCGGTTACGGCCCGTGCGTCTTCGACAAACGTCGAGAGCGATTTGCCGGAGCGATTGCCGCCGATGACGAGGATTTCACTCGCCAAGCACTTGTGGATTTCCTCCTGCGGCGGCGTCGGCTGGTAGAGCTTCAGCCCCTCCAGTTGCCGCTCCCGCAGTTCGTTCTGGAGTTCCTTGATCTTGTCCAGTTGGTGCTGGGACAGGCTCGGAATCTTGGGAATCTTCGGAGGATTGGCTTTCGGGTGTCGGCGTGGCATCTATCAGCATCCGCTGTGACAAGACGGCAACCCGGAAACGCTCTTGCAGTTCGGCTTCAAGTTCTTCCTCGCTCCAGAGCGTCAGTGGCTTTTTGGCCCCGCCGCTGTCCACGTTTGTCTGAATTAGCCGGCAAATCGTTTCCAGTACCTTGTTTCTGGTGCTAGTCCCGGGTTTGGCGTCGTAATACTGCTTCACCACGATGGCGGCAAACCCAGAAACTCCCCCGAAATACTCGCACAGTTTCTCCACCAACTCGGCCGAATGCGGGATATTCGACCCGCCAGCTTGGGCCAGCTTGGAGTACAGGTCTACGGCCGAAGCCTCGATCTTCTTGAGGCCGGCGGATCGTTTGGCCTGCTCCCGCTTCTTCTGGTGGCGACGTTGAGCCTTATGGCAGGACAGGCAGACGCTTGTCAAGCCGTCCTTCTTGTGCCAATGGAAATGCTCTCGGTCCGGCGGGAATATGGTCCCGCAGTGGATACAAGGCTGTGACATGCCCGTAAATGATAGCAGCCCGCCGGGGATTTCCCCAGCGGGCTGTATCGTGGCGTTGAGCGCGACAGCAACCGACTAGATGCGGTCGTTGTGCAGGTTGACGCGGATGAGGGCACCGGCAGTACCGCCGACCGAAGCACCGTTAAGCTGGGTGCCGATGATGCTACCAGACGAGCGGGTCTGGATTCGGCCCGCCGTACCGGTGACTTCGACAACCCCGCCGGCCGCAACGGCCGTGCCGGCGGACTGCACCGAAGTGGGCCCCTTCATCACCACCCAGACGATGTCGTTCTGCCGCACGTCCTCGGTCAGGTACTCGTCCAGAACCCCGTAGGTACGGAAGTTCGTGTTCACGTCGGTGGTCGTGGCCACCCCGCCAAACTCGGACAGAGGCCCGTCCGTGAGGTCATAGACGCTGGGCGAAATCAGCGGCCCGGAGGCGGCGACGGTGTTGAACGACACCACCTTGCCGGCATCCGCACTCGTCAGAGTGGTCGAGCCCGTGTACCGGGCGGCAACGCAGTAGACGAGGCGGTTGCTGTACCGCTGGCCGCTGGACGGATCAACGTCTTGGAAGACCTTGACCTGACCGATCAGCTCCCGGCCAGCAATCGGCCGACTATCGGCGTCGAGTTCGATGGCCTCACGGTTCAGCAGGGTGCTTCCACGCCGCCAGCCCGGATCAGAGAAAATCGTGGACATGTCTACTCCTGTGGAGTGGTGGTGATTATGGGTCAGACCGTGGCGGGCGCCGTCACCGGAGCCAGCAGGAAGAAATTGCGCGGGCTCTTGAAACGCATGTTCCCGAGCGTTGAACAGGCGTACCTATATGCCTGCGTCTCCTCCGAGAAATAGGGCCCCTCTGCCATGAACAACTGGTTCTCAAGGCAGCGGAGTTCCATGTTCCCGATGGACAGGCCGAAGCCCAAACCGGACGGAACAGCCGTCTCGTGGCAGATTTCGCAGCCGTCCTGTTCAAATACATCTGCGTAGCCAAACGACCGGAGGCCGTTCTCGCGGGTGATGATCGCCCGCTCCTTGCTCTCCAGTTGGTTCAGGTACTGGATGAACAGCTTGCGATCAAGGACAACCATGTCGATCTGGCTTTCCTTGGAGTCGTTTCGCTTACACTGGACGATGCCCTCTCGGGTCGCCTGAATGCAGTTGTCCGCCCATGTTCGCTTGTTCTTCCATCCCGAGGCGTTGTAGTTCACGATGATGGGAGAATAGAAGTCGAACTCCGGGTCTACCGGAACGTCCGGAAAAACACCGGAAGTGGCGTTGAGCCGGCCACCGCCGTAGTAGCCCAACTGGGTCGAGAGGCCCGCGTAGGTGTCGGTCGGGAAGCCGAACCGGTCGCCCGTGCCGCCCTTGTAGTTGCCGCTGGCCGTCGTGTCCTGCTGCTTGGCGCTCGGGCCATCCTCGTCCAGCGTGCCGTCGTATCCGAGGAACGACAGCGCACCGTGGAAGAAATTCTCGTTCCCCGAGGCGTTACCGTCCACGTAGGGCTGATAGCTCAGGTACTGCTCAAGCGACTCTTGCAGCCGCTGCGCCATCTGCGAAGCCACGTTGACGAGGGCTTCTTTGCCACGGTTCTCCAGCAACTCGCGGCGGTAGATGGAGTCCGTGGTCGTGAACCCGCGCCACGGAAGCTCTGCTCTCTTCCACATGTTGGTACGAGAGAATGTCCGGGGCGTGTCTCCGGTATTGCCGGTTACCGGAGCGTTGCGATAGCGAACATTCCAGTCAAAGCCTCGTCCAGACTGGTTCATGAGAATGTTGCCCGACGCTTCCAGCATCGTGAAGACCTTGAACCGCCGGAAAACGGCGATCTCTTCTTCCCGCGTGTGCTGGACGATGGTCGTGGCAATTGCGCGTGCCCAGTCGTTTGGCGAAGCCATGGCTTTGATAACCCTTTCTTATCAGTCGGGAAGCCCTTGCAGATTGGAGTACATCCGTTCTGCGAAGGACATCGGCTTTTGGGGGACTCTTGAGTCGGTGGTTGAACTTGGCCGTCGCGTTGCTGTTCTGGAAGCCTGCTGACGCAGGTATTCCATGTTTCGCTGGGCCGAATCCTGTGGTGCCTGCTGGACCGCTTGAGGGGCAACCGGTGCCGCTTGTGGCGGCGCCGTCTGGGCTCGCGGCTGAACGGCCTGCTGGAGGTTGGACAGTGCCAACTCCCGTTCGACAATTTTCGTAGCGTAGTCCCAGCGAGCCTCGGCACCCTTGATGCCTAAGCCCCTTGCGTCCTCAATAAATTTTTGGACTAGAAGTCCCTCTCTGGATACATTCCCTGTCTGATCGTACAGCCAGTCCTTGTTTTCAGCCTCAATACGCTGTACCAGAGCCTCTTCCTTGAACCCGGAAAGCTGGCTTTCGGCAATTTCTTGGGCCCGGCTGCTGACAATTTTCTCGATCATGGGCCCCAGAGCGGCCTGCGGATCGGTCAGGAACTTCTGGGCGAAGTCGGCTTTGTAGGCTTGGTACGCCGCCAACTGGTGCTGGGCGTCTAGCGGGGCGTTCTCAGAAATAACCTCGCGGCCGTTGGCATCGCGGACGAGGTACTGCTTGTAGGCGTCGTTGACCTTGGGCGGATTCCACCACGATTCTTCGCGCTGGGCGGGAGCAGCCTGCATGGGAGCCTGCTGCGGCTGCGAGCGGGACTGGAGCCACTGCTGGTACATCTCCCTGTTGGACAGGTACTCAGAAGCGGCCGGCACGATTGACTGGTACTGCTGGAGAGCCCGGATCGCCTGCTGCTCTCGCTGCATGCTGTTCTGCAAGCGGGCGGCGATTTCTTGGTCCGGCATGCTCTGGAACTGCGGCATCTGCCGGAACGAAGCCCAGACATCAGACTGCTGCTCGGAGGATTGCGGGGCTTCTGGCGGCGACTCCGGCATAGCCGGCGGGTCCGATGAAACGGCCGGAAGAGACTCGACCTCTTCGGCAACGGCAGAAACATCGTCCATGCGTGTGGCCCTCCGTGTTTCGCCCATTCCCTGTGGGCGGCTTGCAAACAATATGCAGTAATCCTGCCCAATATGGCAAGCCTGCATTTAGGGAATATAGGCCGGAGCCTGCTATTTCTTCTTTGGGCGAAGCAAACGGTTGTTCATTGGCATGCTAAAAACCAGCCTTTCTTGGCTCCATTTGCAGCTTGTCTAGGGGGTGGTGTCTCTGCTGGTATTCCAGCAATTTGCGAATCGAATCGCGTTGCTTTTCTTTGAATTGGCCAAAATCAGCCCTGTATGTGCTGTCCCCGGGGCGCCCCGGATCGTCGGAGACGTTGCTTTGCGGGAACGGCTTGAAGTAGTTGGACAGGTCGCCGTCATTGTTGGCGCTGTGCAACGTCATAGCATACGGCTGTTCCATGGTCGCTTGATCTAAGACAGCGTCGGCTGCATACAGGCTGGCAAGCCCTCTGATGCCAGACTTGCGGATAATCCCCGGTGCGGCCGACCCAAACGAAAGGATCGTTGGCAAGTCAACGCTGTACTTCGGTGCATTAGCCACGGTGTTCCACGCCGGAGACGGGAACGAATACTCTTTGACATCCATGGCCGTGCCCGGCATGGCCTTGTTCCACGCCTCTTGGTACAGCGGGTATTCGTCAATCATCCGGTTTTCGGTCTGGTTGGTTAGCTGCCGGAAAAGCTCTCTGGCTTGGCGTGTTTCCTCGGGGGTGGCGCCTTCGGGAACGATGGGAACCTCGCGGTTTAGCTGATTCCCCAAGTGCATCAGCCGTTTGCCCTCTTCGCCGCCCCACATATTCATGTCGGACAGCACCATGTCCTTCTTTTTGTCCACGGCTGTCAGGGCATTGGCCCAGTCAGTCTCGCCTTGGTGGGCCATGCCGGCGTCGGACATGAAAGAATACGGCCAGTAGTAGCCGCCTTCAGCAGAACTCTTGTACTGCCCCTCTTGAGCCTTGGCCTTGTCCCCCAGACGTGCCCAGTATTCGGCCTCGGACCTCCGCGCCCCCACGGGATCAACGAACGAATAGCCGTTCCGAAGCCCGATCAAGTGCCGAATCCCGGCACCGGCGTCTACGGTCGGGTCCGAAGTGCCCCAGTTCATGGGGTTGCCGACAGCGTAGGGCAGGGCGACAACCGAGTTGATGTTGCCGGAGAGGTTGAACATCGGCAACTGCAAGTCCGGGGAATCTTCCATCGCCCCAAGCAGCGTGTAGGCACGCAGTGCTTCTAGCTGCGTGTCCAGCCCCGGGCTCGTGATGAACCGCCCGTCTTGGAATCCGTCACGCCGGCGGTCTGCCCGCTGGCTCAGGGTCTGCCCGGCGAACGCCTTAGTCGGAGCATCGCCCACCGGGGACTCGCCCTTGAGCCGCCGCAGGGCATATTGTGAGAGTTCGACGGTAAGCGGGTCGCCAGCCTTCTGGCCTGTCATGTGGTTGAAGATGTTCCCCAAGGCTGCTTCGATTGCCTCTGGGGAAAGCTCGGCCCCACGCTTTCGGGCACGGCCGACGATCTCCTCCCGAAGATACTGGGCAGGGGTTACGCGAGGGGAGTCTGGGAGAGTCGGCTGGATGGACGGGGCGGTGTAGAAGGCATCCCGGGCCATTTGCAGGTACTGACCCTGCTCGGGCGACACCTCGTTGAAATCCTCGGTGAGCGACCGCTTCCTCATCGGCAGTGGCGCCCCGCCGGGGCCAACGCCACCACCACCCCATGCTTCTGGCGAGGTCTGCATCAGTAACTCTCCGTCAGGCCGGTTAGTGGGTTGGACTGCTGCTGCTGCTGCTGGCCGGCTGCGGCTGACATAAGCAGCGGGGCCAGAACGCTGTAGTACCAGTCTGGCTGGACAGGCGGCACAAATGGCGCCGGAACTGCCCCCGGTGCGCCGTATCCGGGTGGAGGGTTTTGCCGCTGGCCGACAGGCGGCTCAACCATGCCGCCATATGGCCTGACTTCCCCGTCAATGACTACGGGGTTGTAGTCATCTCCCTTCAGGAACGCCATGTTTCTGCGGTGATCGTCTGTCCACATCCAGCCCTGTTTTTCCAAGGCTCGGGACAGGGTCTTGTGGTGCAGCATGTCATCGAGAGGCGAGCCCCATTTCGGATGCACTAGCTCGGTGCGGGGCTGGAGGTACACGCTCAGGCCGCTGTGGGGCGTGTACGGATTGTCTTCTGTGTGGATTGGGCCGTAATCGAAGGAGTCCGTCAGGGCATTTACACCCCACACGCCTTCAGGAAGCGCTGCCCCCTCCCACTCCGATGCGCCCGGATCACCGAACTTCACGACGTTGTCGCCGGAACTGAACGTCGCCTTGAATGCGCCTCGCTGTGGTAGCCCGTTCTGTCCGTATGGGTCCAGCCCGTGTACGCCCTTGGATTCCAGCAATTTCTGGAGGTTCCACAGGAACTCCCTGTCATCGGCAACGCTCCGCAGGTACGGAGGAGTCACGCGCTCTTGGAGCGAACCGCCGGGAATGCCTTCATCGACGGCCTGCTGGATGCCCCGGTGCAGCCATTCGTCGCTGCTGAAAGCAGCCGGCGGCGGGAGGGTCTGCCTTGGAGGGACGGGCTCGACAATTTTCTCCAGAGCCTTGTTTAGCGGGGACGCGCCCCATTCAACGATGTTGGCCTTGCTGGCGTCGAGGTTCTGTGGCTTGCCCCTGTAGAACCGTGGCTGTCTACCCGCCATTTCCAGACCTCCACTGCTCCTGCCAGTGCAGCAAAGCCATGCGATTTTCCCGCTTACTCCTCCACCATTCGATCAGAATGATGATCAGTTCGTAGAGCAAAGCGGACAGGATCGTGGCCCAGATAAAGCCAAACTCTCTGTCCCCGTAGGCCAGATGAAGATGCCGCTTGCTGGACTTCATCAAGTCCCGAACACAGGTGGCTTCAGCCTTGGAATCGCCTGTGGCCAGAGCGAACTGCTCGTCAGGCCACTCCTGCACGACTACGGAAATGCAGTCGCGGACTCGCTCTCTGCCAGCGAGATGCTTGCGCAGGGGCAGGCGGTCGAAGACTTCGTCCTGAAACGCCGTGTATGCCGGATCGACCATAAAGGGGGAATCTCCGTGGACTCTCCCCTTTTATGGTCATCCAAACCTACCAAGGCTCGTTTCTGGATCGAGCCGGCTTGCTCTGCGGCGGGGCCTGACGGGCGGGCGGCTGATCGTCGCCCTCGTCACGCTCCTGCTTGGTGCGAACCATCAGCCCAATGTCGTTGGCGACCATCCGCAAAGCAGAACCTTCGGTCCCGTCCTTGCGGGCGAACGTCTCCATCGACAACTGGCCGAGAACGATCACCTTCATCCCCTTGCGGAAATTTCCGGCGGCGTCCTCTGCCAGCCTGTCGAAGCAAACGACATCCAGCCACGTAGTCTCTGGGTCTTTCCCGTCCCGCTTCGTAGTGCTGGCCACCGAGAAGGTAGCCATCTTCTTGCCGGTACGGGTGTCCTTCAGTTCTGGATCACGGCCCAGATTGCCGGTGACGGTTGCTTGGATCATGGATTACTTCTTCTTGCCCTTGGGCATCGACTTCTGGGCCATGCTGGTCTTGCCGGCCGGGGTCTTGTTCTGGCACGAGGACTTGGTCTTGGCCATGAGGCTACTCCCTGTGAAAGCTCTGGAACTCCTGCCGGTTGGCTTCCAAGCCAAGCCGGACTACCCGCCGCACAAGATTGCAAATATGACCCCAAGCGCCAAGGCCACCCCCAAAATCGTCATCTTGGCTCCGTCAGTCGGGAAGCGGATGCTGGGTGGAAACGTAGATTCTCTGGTCATCCTCATCCTCTGTGAATTCCTCGCTGACGATAGTCATGCTGTCGAGGTCTATAGAGAACGGCGAAAGGGCCTGCAACTTCACCGCTTCCCGCAGGCGGTCGATCTCGTCCGCCGCCTCCTCGCAGAGCGTGTCCTTCCCCTTGGAGGAATAAGCCCTGTCCCGAAGTCTCGTCACGATGTCGCTCATTGGCTTTCTCCGTATACATGTTCCAGCCGCAGTAGAAACCGCAGCAGAACGAGATGATTACAGCTATGTCGGCAATCACAGGCATAGCGTCGATCCGTTCAAGCATGGTGATTTAGCTGGATTTTTGGCCACGGAACCCAGCAAAACCGGGCCACTGGTCTGTCAGGGGATAGACCGTGCTTCCCGCATGTCCATGTATGCGTTGCCGCGAAGGGCAAGCCCGCCGTTAATCGTTTGCTGCGTGACGGTCTGTTCACACCGGAACGGTACGCAGAACAACCCCTTGTTGTCAGCGATCACCCGGGTTAGCAGGGTATCGTCTGGGATAAGGTACAGGAACCCGATGAGGGGGACTCTGAACAGCCGGGCACACTGGCTGGCTTGGACGATCTTGTCCATGGTGACCAGCCACTCGTAGTTGAACTCGGCCAGTTGGCTTCTCGACAAATCACGGGACTTTTGCTCCACGATGGCCCGGACCGTTCCATCGGGGTCTATCAACACCGCGTCGAACGGACAGTCCGAATCCTCTGGGGTCCGGGCGTACTGCCAGCCGGTGCTGTACTTAGTCCAAATCTCCGCAGCACGCCGGGCGTACTCCAGAGATTTCTGGCCCTTGGGGGTCAGGATGTCTAGCGACACCGCACCGCCCTGAACGGGGCCTTGACGATCTTCTTGGCGGCGTGGAACACCCGGGCAACGCCCGAGCGAACCGGGTGGCAGCAATGGCCAGCCATCGACACCGAACAGCAGCCGGACAGGGCGAGCGCGAGAACGAGCGAACGCATGAAGAACTCCTTGTTGCAGGGGACTACTGAACTACAACCTTCGGACTTCGGCTGTCCGAATGACTTCTGCTAAATGCCGGACATCCGGCCTCCAAGCCGACCAGTCGCAGGCGTGCCCCAGATAGAAGTGGCATTCCCGGCACAGCGTGATCATGCCCTCCGGGGGAGCAAGCTCCGGCCCGCCGGCATGCACAGGCAGGATGTGGTGGACTTCCAACTCCTCCACCGTCCGGCACGCCTGACACTCGGGCTCCCGTTCAAGGTGCCGCTTCCTCCAAGAACTCCACCGCCCGGTGCGGTAAGCCTCAAACTCCGACCACCGTTCTTTTAGCCACTGGAGCATGGCGGGGGTTATAGCGGGCCTGCCTGTATCTGGGAAGTCGGTGTCAGCATGTCAGCAGCGTCAGCACGTCAGCATGTCACGTTTTATGGCAAAAAAACTTGACGCCAGAGTCAGCATCCCCCCCAGCCGAGGGGCAGTGAGGTATTTGGGAAAAAATCCAGAGGGGGTACGTGGGCTCCTTGGGTCGCCCATTGGGGGTGGGCGGGGTCCGTCTGTGCCGTATGTGCTGCATGGGGACGGCGTTAGAGTGTGGCCGAACGTACCTTCGGCCACGGCGCCGCGCCGCCCATGGGGACGGCGTGCCGTGCGGCGCATGAAATGAAACCGGCCCGGGACGCTTCCATGCGCCCCGGGCCGGCTGTCGATCCATCGGGCATCATGCCCGTCCCGGTTGTCCGGGCATCACTCCGCGGCGCCAGTGCCGTTCCAACGGGGCTCCAGATGAGCCGCGATTTCCGGCCGACTCAGAGCCGCACGGAGCGCCCCCGACTCGCACCAATCGCAGAAGGGGCCAACGTCCTCCCCCCACAAGCCGAACCCCCGCGAACCGAACCCACCCCCGAACGTCGCTTTCCCGTGGGCTCCCACGTAGAGCGACAGGGTGATCGAGCCGCCCGGCAGTACCACGTCGGCCAGAGCCCGGGCAGGCGGCGTACCCGGCTTTTTGGGCACGGGGACAGGCCGGACATGGAAACCCGGTTTGCGGGCTCCCCGGGACTGCGCCGAAGACAGGGCGGACCGCAGGTCGGCCAACTCTTTCAAAAGCGCAGCCATGTCGGCGGGCTGGTGCTGGACCGGGGAAGGGGTGGAAGTAATACGGGCCATTGTGAAACTCCCTCTTAAAAACTCTGCGGTCGATACTGCCGGCGACCGCTCCGGCTGAAAAGCTCTCGCCGGGGCGCCGCTGGAATAGCGGAACGGCGACTATAGATAGCTTGTCGAATACCGGCCCATGCCATGCCCACCCAACGTGGGATCATGGCGTTTGGGCCGGATTTGAGGGCGTTTGAACCGTTGTGGCCGGAACAACTGGAACAAGCAGCCATGTACATGGGTTGTTGGTCCGGTGTTTGGCACAGTGGGGCGGTTCAAGAGTGGAACGAGAAGCGGGCGAGACGGGCCTGTTCGTCTTCTGACGCCGACTGCTGCGGCTGGAAGATGGCGCAGATGAAGTATCCGTCCGTCACTGTGGCCGACTTCCGGCCATTGCCGCAGTCATACTCGGTGCGGGTGTAGCTGGCGCCGATCTCCGGCTGGTCCCCATTGCGACCAAGGGAGCAGGTGATGCGAACGCTGTCGAAGCGGTTGGCCCACATGTTCCATTCGGACAGGTAGCCAATCGCGTTGGTGAACGCCGTGTGGCCGTGGTGTTCGGCCATGTACTCGTCCCATCCGTCCTGCTTGATGATCGTCACGGTTCGCTCTTGCATTGCCACGGTAGCCTCCAAAGTTAAGGGAAACGTCGCTAGCGGGGCACTCGCCCCGGCAACAAGCTCTCGCCGGGGCCGGCTTGCCATGGCGTGTATCTGTACCGCAACTGGTACAGGTACAGGTGCAGGTAGAGCGTGGCCGGGAGTGCCCCCATGGGCGGATGGGCGTTCGGGCCGTTTTGGCCGCATGGCGTTGGGTTTGCTATCGCCTATAGCCCCATGCCCGAGGCGCCCCGGCGAGGGTTTTTCGGAGGCCGGCAGTGTCGCCGGCGACGGTACTTGGTTCTTCAACCTGCGAGGTTTGTCATGTTCACGAAGATGGCCCGGGCTGTGACGATGCGGCTGTTGACCCTGCAACGGATGGTCTACGCCGCCCGGGATGTTGCCCACGAACTGTGGAAGCTCGATCCGAAGGCCCCGGACTATGACCGCACCATCCGCACGCTGATCCGCACGCTGGTTCTGCGGGTGGACGAAATCACCGCAGTCTTCGACAGCGAGATGGAGATGGAGTTGGAAGAGGGCGACATTCCGGTGGTCGGGGCGTGGGTGGTTCACTTCATGGAGGAGGACGGGCAGAACTTCAACGAGGAGTGCATCGTCGGGCCGTTTGACTCCGAACAGCAGGCGTCAGGCTGGGTAAATGCGCACTGCACGTATGCCGAGGATCGCAAGTTCCACATCATCGAGATCAGCACCAATCCCCGCGAGTTCGACAATAACTGAAAGGAGCCCATCGTGAAGTGCCCCTATTGCTCGCAGCCCATCCCGAGAGAGCGGGTTCGTGTTCTCAAGAACCAAGGCAAGGCAGTGTGCTGCATTGCTTGTTCCGGGGAAACGCCGCGTATGGTGCTGATGGAGTACGGGCACAAGACGGCCGGATACGCCGTGATTGTGCCCCGAGGCTCCGAACAGCGTGCATTGCGGTGCTACCGCAGGAGTCGTTAGTACGCCTTAGCCCATGGCCGAGGCGCCCCGGCGAGGGGTTTTCGGGGCCGGCAGCGTAGCCTGCCCCGCTGGTTAGTGGTTCGGTTTCCCCATGTTTCAGGAGGTTCGTTGCTATGTCCGATGACATTCTGGCCCGTTTGCGTGAGATGGCGGCAGGTGCTGCTGCCGTGGAGCCCAAGAAGTCCGCTGCCAAGGCTAAGGAGCCCGCTGCGGTCCCGGTTGCTGCTGTTCCCGAGCCCGTCGTGGTCAAGCCCGTGGCGGCGACTGTTGCCAAGGCCGAGTCCGGCGTTACCACTCCGGTGGTCGTGCTGGACGATGCCACGACGTTCTCCAACCTCTCCGGTGCCAAGGTCTGCTACGTGGACCCCACCGCCGAGGAGATCGACACGGCTGCGTATGCCAACGGGATCAGCATCGCTGACCTGCTGGCTCTGCGTGACGCTGTGGCCCTGATCCTCAAGATCGTCGGCTAGTGAGTGTACGTCGGTGCAGCTTGACCGCTGCCAGTGAGTGCGGGAGTCTCACTGGCAGCGGTTCTTTTTCCACTCCCTGCGATACGAAAGGACAGTTTTGCGATGGCTCAGAAGATTCCTCTTACTGGCGTCATGATTGCCACAGTCGGCTGTGTGGCACTCTGGACGGCACACCGTGTGCTGCGGCAGACGGTGCTGAACGCGCTGAAGGCGGTTGGCGAGGAGAACATCCCCGCCATCGACAACTTCGACGCTCTGGTCGAGACTGGCAAGAACGTGGTGGGTGCTGCAAACATCAAGCAGCGCAAGGCCCCCGTCAAGCATGACAGCTTGTCGCGGACCGGCGTCGGCGTGGAGTTTTATCAGACCCACAAGGGCGACAAGCAGAACCAGCGTGAGTTCCTGTTCTCGCTTGGCGTCGATGATACGAACACCGTGTTCGTGGTCAAGGTCGGCGTCCATCCCAACTTGGCGGCTTTCTTCGCCAATCCACAGGTGGACACGATCCTGAATCAGTTGTATCAGCGGCATCTCGCCTACATGCCCAGCCGGGATGTGACGGATGCACTGATCGGGCTGATCGGCCGCAACAAGGGGATTCCGCTCAAGGAGCGGGGCGGTGCGTACTTCGTTCCCGATTGTGCTGTCGGTGCTGTGGACAAGGTCTTCGCAGACCTCAACTCCGCTGGTTGCACTTGCGTCCTGTTGACGCAAGACCTCCGCAACAACCCGCAACTGGTCAAACAGGTGCTGGAGGCCACGAACGACACGTTGGTGACGGAGTGTGAGTCGATGAACGATGTGATGCAGGACATCATCGACAACAACAAGTCGCCACGGAAGAACGGGATGGATACCCGGATGAAGCAGTTGGCAGAGTTCGCGGAACTGGCCAACTACTACGAAACGCAGTTCGGCACGAACCTGCAAGCTGCCCGGGCCGCGTTGTCCAAGTCCTGCGAACTGCTGGCGGAACTGCAAATCCGCAAGTCGCAGGGCAAGTGATCGTCGCCATGGGCGAGGCGCCCCGGCGAGTGGTTTTCGGGGGGCCGGCGTGTTGCCGGCCCCCCCCGGTTTTTGTTTCCTTTCCTTTGACACTGGGGAGTGTTTCCGATGAGTCTGAAGAACCTGCCGTTCTACGTGGCGGCACAGGTCGGTGTACCGTCCATGGCATGGGGCGGTACTGGCGTGGCGAAGACTGCCTCTATCGAGGCTTGTGCTGTCGCTGCGGGGAAGAAGTTCCACGCCTTCCTGCCCACCCACCACCTGCCCGAGGAGATGACCGGCATGCCGTCCATCTACCGCGAGCAGAACATGGTGAAGATGGTCCCGCTGGAGGAGATGCACGACCTGACGCTGCCCAACCGCTGGTGGCATCTGGACGAGGCCAACACGGGTTCCTCGATGATGCGTGCCGTCACGCTGTCCATCGTCAACCCGAGCGAGCGGCGGATCGGCAACATGAGTTTCGCCCCGGACCTCATCGTGACCGCTGCTGCCAACCCGCCGGAGATCGCCCCCAACGCCACCCCGTTTGAGGGTTCGGTGCTGAACCGGTTCTTCCACTGGAAGTGGGAGACGCCCGTTCAGGACTTCTTGATCGGCATCGAGTCCGGCGTCTACCCCAAGCCCAAGATTCCCGTTGTGAAGAACAGCGAGATCGGGGATATGGCGTGGGGTCGCAAGATTCGGCTGTTCCTTGAGAGCAAGCCGGATTTCGTGGAAACCAAGGCCGTGGAGCCCGATGCCTTGTCGTTCCCCAGTCTGCGGCAGTGGGACTACGTGAAGAAGGGCTGTGCTGGTTTGTCCGCTGTCGGTGCGGAGTCCAAGGACTTCGTGAAGTTCGTGTCTGGCTGCGTCGGCCAGACCGCTGCCACCCTGTTCGTCACGTTCGCGGAGGCCATGGATTTGTACTCCGCTCGTGACGTTATGGAGGGCAAGAAGCAGGTCAACTTCAACGACAAGCTGGACCGCCTGTTCCAGTTGCCGTCCGCCCTCATCTTCCACGCCCAGATGGCGAAGGACGAGGGGAACCTGACGAGCGACATGGTGGACCGTGCGTTCGTCGTGCTGCTGACCCTTGGCGAGAAGGGCATGGTCGATGCTGTCAAGCAGCCGCTGTCTGCGATTGCTCTGATCAAGCCCGGCTACCGTCCGCCGTCCGCCTATCTGGAGCGGTTCGGCAATCTGCTGGCCCAGATCATGGCTTGATTCCTTGTCGATTCACTCCCCGCCACGGGGCGTAGTAAGGCGAATGCGCAGCTACGCCCCGTGGCAACTCTAACTCAGAAAGGTTTGCAACATGGCGACTACCAAACTGCCGACGCATATCGTCGCAGTGAGCAAGGCAAAGGAGATTGCCCAAGCGTGGATGAAGTACCTCGGCGGGTATCTGGAGGGATGCCCGACGATCTTCGATGACGGGGTGCCCACCATGGGCGTGGACTGCGACGGCAGGCTCTACATCAACCCCGAGTGGGTCAACCAGTGGGGCGTGGAACAGAACGCCTACGTTCTGCTGCACGAGATGTGCCACAACCTGCTGAACCATGCCGAGCGACGGGAGCAGGCCATACCCGAAGCCACCCCGGAGATGCTGGAGAAGTGGAACGAGGCCGCAGACCTGTGCATCCAGCAGATTCTGGCGGACTGGGACAAGTATCGTCCGCTGCCATCCGTGGAACTGGACAACTACTCCCACATCCCCGAGATGGTGCCCGGACTCTCGACCGAGCGGTACTACGGCATACTGTGGAACAACGGCAATCCGCAACAGCCCAAGCCGCCCGGTCAGCAGCCCGGCAATCAGCCGCAGCCCGGCAAACAGCCCGGTCAGGGGCCCGGTAATCAGCCCAGCCAACCGGGGCAGCAGCAGGGTTCCGGTGGCCAGCCATCGGACGATAGCGGCGACGGCGGCGGTTCTCCCGGCACTGGCAAGCAGCCCAAGGGCAAGCAGCCACACGGCAAGTCCGGGTCTGCATCTGACGGCGTCAAGCAGGACTACGAATTGGAGTCCGATCTTGCCAGCACGGCCGGCAATCTGGCCCGGCTGGAGGAAGTCCGGCAGCAGATGGAAGACGATGGCGGACCGGGCATGGGCAAGGGGATGGGGAGGTTGTCGCAGTCGCTGAACGTGCGGCTTCGCCGGCAACCCGATCCCTATGACCAGTTGAAGTCCATCGTTGGCAAGGAAACATCCACGGTAGTGGGAGTGGACGAGTACACGTTCCGCAAGCCCGGCCGGATGCAGCAGCACGATGACTTCCCTGTTCGCGGCGTCATCCGCATGAACCCGGAGTGCGTGATTATTCTTGACACGTCTGGCTCAATGGGGCGCGGTGCCCAGAGTGATCGCGTAGCCCGTGCTGTGACTGCCATCACGCAGGGTGTGCGGCGGCTGCGGAATCCACGGGTCATCTCGTGGGACGATGGCTTGCAGGGGGACGCACGGTTTGCCTCGATGCGGGACTTCAAGTGGTGCGGTGGCGGCGGCACGGGGATGCAGCATGCCATCGAGTATGCCGATGCGAAGTACCGTCCCGACTGCATCGTGATCGTGACTGACTGCGGCACGCACTGGCCCAACAAGCCCACTCGTGCCCGTCTCGTGGTGGCTGCTGTCGCCCACGACTGTGCCCCTCCAAAGTGGGCCCGTGTCGTTGACCTGACGAAGGAGGCGCCCAGCTATGTCGGCTGATGAGATTGCCACGCTGATTGCGTTTCTCGGTATCGCCCTTTATCTCACCAACGGGAGGCCACGGTGAATAAGAAGACGGAGTACGTGTTCTGCAATGCGGCCCGCGACCTGCGCAAGCAGTGCCGGGTCGCCATCCGCAATGCTGTCAAACGCATGCGGCAGACGGGGTACGTGGCCCTCAATCCGGGCGACGATTACCTCGCAGGAGTGGACGGTCTGGCCCAATACTTTGAGGGCGAGATCGTCCGGGTGTTCAAGGCTTATCGAAACAAGCGGCACAACTACGAGCCGCTGTTCTCGATGCCGCCCGCACGGCGCAAGCCGCCCGCCAAGGGCGCCAAGCCACTGACGCTGGTCGAGCGTAGGGCTATCGCTGCACGGGCCAAGGTTGTGGAGTGGACACGCAAGCAGAAACTTGCGGCCACGAAGGCCAAGCTCTATCGCAAGAAGGTTTCCTATTACACCAAGAAGGGGGTGATCTGATGAGCAGTCTCTGCTATCGGCCGGAGAATCCGCTGTGCGTCATGCCAACTGCAAATGGCAAGGTTGGACTGTTGGACGCTGACCATTGGCTGCGCAATCTCGGTCTGGAGAAGCCGCCGGGCGAGGAATCGCAGGCTCTGCGGCAGTGCCCGGACATTGTTCGGCTGGCAATCGCGTCCCACTTCACTTGGTGGTTCCTTGCTAGGGCACACTCCACGGCAGTGCGTACTCTTGCCCATGCGTTCTTTGGTGCTTGCAAGGCGCCGGTTGCGGCGCTGGCTCAGGCATTCGCGCCGCCCGCCGGCGGCTGCGCACGGGTTGGCGTGATCGGAACATTCGCGCCGAAGGGCAATGCTCCTGTTCCTGTCATGTCGCACCGCGTGCTGCATTATTTCGGCAGGTATCTGCAAGAGGCTGCGGCCAGCGGTGTTAACGCCAATCAGATGCAGAAGAAAGACTGGCTTCCGCATCTGCGTCCGGGCGTGCGGGCCTACTCCGAGCATCGTCATATGACACAAGACATTGCGATGGGTTGCGTCGGCGCTATCGACCACGACGATTACAAACACGCCATTTGGTCTGGTGTATTCGTGCGTTCTTCTGCGTCACGCTGGGCCGACTACAAGGCCGGTGCTATCACTGCGATGCAGCCGTTCTTCTCTGCCGAGATGCGGCCCGACAAAACGCCCGACGAGTGCGGCACGTTCGCCGTCAATCGTGCTGTCACGGTGCCCAAGGTGCAGGTCACGAAGCCGCGATCCAAAAGGTTCGTCGCCATGATCCCGAGGCATCTGGCATACGGCATGGAACAGGTGGGCGCGGAGTTGCCGTACTGCGTGCGGGATGTGCAGTATCAGCGTGAATGGAGGGATGCAATTCTGCGTGAGGTCGCGTTCTACGTCCGGCAGCGGGAGGAAGCGGCATTGCTGGCGATGGCCAACCGCGACCCCATGAACCCGTGGCTCAAGCAGTATGACACTATCGCTGCCATCAACTACGGCATGCCGGCAGTCGAAGGGAGGAACGTCGGCATGAGCGTGTCGAACATCCCGTTCAATTCGTCCAAGGATGTTCTCTTGCGTTTCCCCGGCATCTGCGAAAACAACATCACCTAGTAAAGGGAGAGGGACTGTGGCTTTAGAGCGATGCAAGAAATGCCATGCACCAGCGGCGAATACATACAAGAGGTCGGGCTGGAAGATGGTGATGAAAGACATGGCGGTGATAGCCGCCGCACTTACCGAGGCGTGCGTAACGCTTGAGGAAACCGTCCCCGGATGGGAGCGGACGCGACAGTGGAAGCGATTGTCCAAGGCTCTTGGACTGTATGACTATTGGCAGCAAGTGGTTGAGGAATCCAAACAGGAGGACGAGTGATGGGCTCTGACATCCTGAATCTTGCGCCAAGATTAGGCGAATGGCAGCTAGCCACTGTCATGCCAGAGGCCGGCGCAATTGTGCTGGCCTACTGGCGCAATGGCAATTGCCCTGTGTCTCGGGTTGTGTTTCGCTTGGGGCCGTCGTGGTTTCTTTCTGACAACGCCAGTGCCGTCGCTGCCCCCGACGCATGGGCGCCGATTATCTACCCAGTGGAGGACAAGTGATGCAGTTCTACGATTACCGTACCCACTTCCAGCTTCACAAATCTAGCCCGAATGCAGGCGCGAAGAAGATGTTTCGCAACATGACGCCAAGGGAATTCTTCAAGGGCTATACGGGCCTGCTCTCCGAGCGGGCATTGGAGATGACTGGCAAGCCCATCCAACTGGTCGATCCGCTGACCCCGGCACTGTTGCAGATGGAGGCGGAGTGGCATGAGGGCGAGCGGCCTTATTACAACCTCTGGCCCAGCATCATTCCCGCCCTCACCAAGATGCGGCTGGATGCAGACGCCGGCTATTTTCGCCTGCCATTGCCGGTGCTGCTGCTGCGTCTGCCGATGGAAGGCAATCACTTGGTGTGGACAGACAAGGGCAAGGAGTGGAGGGTCAGGGCCGTGTTATGCGGGAACGTGTCTCTGGTAAGGGGAGGCAACCGGAATACGCAGGGCTGGATGGACGGTACGTGGGAGACGCACCCGGACCACTTCGTTCGCGGGATTGGCATGTGGTTGGACATTAACGAGCCGATGGTGCAAACACCGGATGAACAGTATCCCGTTGGCCAATACGGGAAGCTGTGCCGGATGATGTACAAGCACCTTGTTTGCGAGGAGGGAAGGACAATCGAGTGGTCGTTTGAGAACATCCCGCGACATGACTCTGCCGACTACGGTGTGGCATACCCCGACAGCATCGTGCGTGACGTTGCCCGCATCGTCTGCACCCTGTGCCTCATGGCCGAGGATAAAAATCTGGTCGAGCCTATTGTGTTGAAGGCCGACGAGGATAAGTTTGAGCGAACCGGCGACCTTGGTCTGGTGAACAAGGCCATTCGTCGTGGCAGCTACGGTTTCAATGTGGGCCGCAACATCGAAGTCGTTCCTCATGTTCGTGCCGCCTCGCCCGCCGCCCTCTACTGGACGGGTCATGGCCGCAAAATCCCCCGCATACGGTTCCGTCGTGGCACCGTGGTTCATCGTAAACGGTTGGAGCAGGTTCCGACCGGGTTTCTTGACAAGGAGAATGGCGAATGACTGGACGCTGTTTGGTGAGCAAGGAGTTGGTGTACACGGACCGGCATGCCGCCGAGTTGGTGGCTCTGATTCGTGCTGGCTTCAATGTGGTGTGGCTGGATGACCAATCGCCGGCGCGTGTTCCGGCTCCCCGTCCCGCCAGCAATGGCGAGGCGACGATCAACGTGCGTCGGCGCATCAAGCGCCGCCGCCCCAACCTCACGACGCAGGAGTTTCAGGAGTTGTTGGCGCTGCGGAAGAAGGGCATGGCCACCCGCACGCTGGCCCGCCGGTTTAAGATGAGCGTGAGCGGCGTTCGCAATGCTCTCTATCGCTTGGAGCAGAAAGGGGGCGGTGAATGAAGGTGCCGGCCGACAAGGTGTACGGTTGCCCCGAGGGTCTGACGGAGCGTGAGCATATGTTGCTGTGGCTCGTGGCCAAGAGCATCTTGGACACGGGCGTGCAGCCCACCTACCGTGACATCCAGAAGTGGTTCCAGTACAAGTCTACAAACTCTGTCATGGCTTTAATTCATGGGCTCTTGCTGAAGGGGGTGATATGGGAGACTACTGGTCACGGCTTCAGATTCGACTGGAAGGCGCACGTGAGGTTGACTCCATGCGGGACAGTGAGAGGGAAACGCTCCGGGCAATCGGGGAGATCGCCTCCCGAGAGCGTCGTGGCCGGCTCAAGCTGACGGTCGAGCAGTGCAAGGACTTAGCCCGCATCTACGAGGCTGATCCTTTGTACACCAGTCTGGCAGTGCCCTCCCCGCTGCGTGACATCGTGCATCGGTACGCCGACCGGAGGCGGAACGTGCAGATGAACGCGCTGCTGATCACGTACCTCTACCGAGCCGTCGATGGCGAGGTCGAACTGAACGTGGGCAGGAAGATGGCGTTGGGGTTGCTGGCCATGCTCGACATGGAGGAGCGCGTCCGTGCCGCCAAGCTAGCCAACAAATGGCGGCGGCAGCGGGAGCAGAACGAGTTCGGTGGTTGGTAGTTTGCTATTCGGGGCGGGGGTTCCACAACATCGTGGCCCCCGCCCCTTTCTTTTTTCCATCTCTAACCAAACAACCGGGGAGGGTTGAATGGCACGGGCATTTCTCTACGGCAGACATAGCACAGACAAGCAGGACTTGACGCAGGAGGTTCAGCTTGACATCTGTCAACGCTACTACGAACGCGAACTCCTGCCCAAGGGGGTGGAGTTGGCGGGCTGGTTCTACGATGAGGCCATAACATCAGCCATCCTGTTCGGTGAACGAGAGCAAGGGCGGATCGTGGTGGCATCCCTACAGCCCGGCGACCATCTGGTGGTTGCCAAGATGAGCCGGCCATTCCGCTCTGTGCGTGACGGGGAGAACACGCTTCACCAGTTGAGCCTGCGTCGGGTGACGCTGCACGCTCTGGACATGCCCATTGACACGACCCGAGCCCACGGCAGGTTCGTCAGGCGTGTGCATATGGCAGCGGATCAACTATGGAGGGAGGTTTCTTCTGAGGCAGTGCGGGAAACTATCGCCTACCGCAAATCGCTGGGCCTGCCGTTCAGCCGTGGCGTGCCGGTTGGCTGGAAGGCAGTGGGCCGGAGGCCGCATCGGGTGTATCGGGCGGACCCACAGGAGCGTGTGCTGGCAGAGCATATCTCCAAGCTGCATGCTGCCGGCATGTCCATGGAGAGGATCGCGCTCTGGTCTTACACGCAGAAACAATTCCCCAACAAGCGGCAGTTCCGCAGCAGGGAGGCGGTGCGATGGGCCCTCAATGCCCACGCTCTCGGATACCCCAAGGTCACGGGGTACAAAGAAGTCAGGAAGCTAGTGCGGTCAGGGAAGGTTTGATTCGGCCTGCCGCAGTTTCTCAACGGCTTCACGAACTCGCTTGGCAATCGTTCGTGGGTCAAGTCCTTGCTCTAGACCTAGCTGTTCTAACGTGACTGCCTCTATAAGCCGGTCTTCCAGCAGCGTCCGATCATAAGCGGACAGCATGCGGATGGCTTTCAGGGCCCGCATCTCCTGACGGGTGCGGTGCCCCACCGGTTCAGGGTCCAGTATCTTTTCTACTGTGACATACCTGCCGTCCTGCTTGGCCTGCGTCAGCACTTCCCTAAACAGGGCGTGCCGGATAGCGGAGCCGAAGTAGGTTGTCGGCAAACTTCTCTCTGGCTTGTACGTGGTCGCCGCCATGACCACAGCCTGCATCGCCACGCTCTCCAAGTCCACCCGCCGGGCGCTGGCCCGGAGGTCGGGGTTCCGTTTCAGGAACGTGGCTATCGCCGGCTTGCAGAAACGCAGGCAGTCTTCTGCCATGCGCTGCTGCGCCACGGTCAGGCGTCGGCGCTTTCTCATTTGTTGTCTGATATGCGGATAAGCGTGTCCAGCTTGTCGCCTATCCCAGACAACTCATCGGCCTGCTTATCGTGGGCAACTGTAATCTTGCGGATGAAATCGAAGTGGGCGTCGAGCAATGGCTGCACCAAATCGTTCTTGGCCCACCACATGACCACCAGAAGCAGGACTACAGGCACGCCGAAACGCTCGGCCACCTTGTAGAAGAACTCCAGATGGAGGTTCACCTGCGAGGGGTCGGGGCCGTTGGCGGGCACTGCTGACCCGGCAAACATGGGGGCTGCGCCGGCTGCATCTGTGGTGGCGTTTCCTTGGAAGGCGAGGGCGCCTTCGGCCGAATGGACGCTGCGATGCCCGCTTGAACTGCCATGTCGATCTGCCATATCAGCACCACTACGCTTGCGATATGAATGAAATAAAACCAGACGCCGGGTTTGTCGTTGTTGTTCATATGATCTGAGCAAGCCCCCAGTCGGGGAGTTTGTTGGCTGGCCACCCCTTGCTCGGGCCAATGGCAACCATGTACCTGTCTTGCAGGTCCGTCCACCTTGCCCAGAATGAGCCGGGAGGAATCCGCTGGCTGGTCCCGTGAATTAGATCGGTGCCTGACAGGTACGATACTGGCCAACTGTTCTGGATTAACAGCAGGCCGCAGCCGTACTTGGCAATCGTCTCGGGGCGATCATCGGCCGCTATCGCCGCCATCGCGTGGGCCCAAGAGTCCCGGGTGTTCTGGTCGCAGACGCCCCATTCATCGCGGGTGTCTACGAATGCCTCGCTACCGCAGGTACTGAGGGCATAGCCATTAGCCAGCATGTCGCGGGCCGCTGTCCAACTCTTGACTTCGGTAGCGTTGGAACAGAGATGCTGGCGGCAAACTTCTCGCACGTTCTCCGGGGGAGGAGACGCACCCCATCGGCCCTCGGTGTTCTTGTCATACACCGTCAAGTCGATGTTGATTTCGGGGTAATTCTTTCGCAGCAGCAGACCGCAGTTCTCAATGAGAACCTTGGCCGCTGAACTGCACTGCCACCCGTCCCCGCCGTGTGCCCTGAACCAGTAGACCCCTTCGGTAGAGGCGACCCCGTTATGGATGGCAGTGTCTGAAACAACGGGCACGGCGAAGCGTTCCTCGTTGCGGCCGTACATGATGTACGCGCAGTAGGAAACCAGAGCGGCGTTGCGGCTCGACCACGCCACGCACGAACCGCGCTGCTGGTATCCTCCGGGCAGGCACCCGGGGAACAGGGTCGTGGCCGCTTTGTATGTCAGGCAGAGCTTGCCCGCCCCGCTGTTAAACAGACCGTAGTCTGAGATAGCATCGCGTGCGTCAGCATAGCCGCCCATCTCGGTCAGGTATTTGGCCAGACCGCGATCCGCCTCGGGGTCAGGAACGTACCCCTTGAGCTTGCCCGATTCGTAGTCGAGTACGATCTGCGGCTTCATTTGAGGGAGGCGCTGATGTCAGAGAAGGTCTTCGCAGCTTGCTGCTGCAATGCGGGTGTCAGCGGTACGTCCGCCGTACCAAGCCCACGTTCGACCTCCCCCTCAATCGCCTCCCTCAATCCCGGGTACTTGCCCGGCTGGTTTCCAAACACGCCGTGCCAGACAACCTGTATCGCAGCCCGGTGCGCACGGCGAACGGCGGCGCAGTCGGGGTAAACAGGGTCGGCTTCCGGGTTGGACTCGATGCTGCGGGCAAGGATGGCGTAAGCCTCCGAGAGCCCGGCCCTCTCCTCTTTCGTGAGCGCCCGCGCGCGCTCCGCGAGGACGCCTATCGGCTTCACTGTTGGCCGGCTGGCAGTCTCGCCATCTCTCACAAAGAGATAGCCGACTCCGATCAGCAGGCATAGCAGCAGGCGGTTCACTTGGTCGGACCCCCGCCGAGTATTTCCCAGATCAGTTGCCGGCACAGCGTCAGGGCCGGCTTCTGTTCTGGCTTGGCCTCAAGGTCTGACTGAAGTTCCATGAGCTTCTGGACCCACAGCTTCCTCCACGCATCACCGCCGGCGGCTGGAGCAGAGCCCGGAATCCTCATCGGAATGCCACCAGCGACCAACTTCTTGCCCCAAGAAATCACAGTCGGGGCAAGGGCCACTAGGGCAATCACTGCTAGAACAGCGAGGTCGAGCGGGCTGATGGCTGGCATTTCACGCCTGCGGTCCGGGGGTGTTGATCGCCTTATGCAGGCTGTCTGCCAGATAGTCTAGCAGTTGACCGCCCTGCGGGGTCAGCAACACGGCACGGACTAGCGCCAATGAATCGTTGTCGAAGCTCGACGGGGTCTTGGCCGCGAGAAAGTCCAACAGATCAAGGGCCCGATAGACCCGATCCCTGCCCGGAGGAGCCGAGGAGATGGTGATCAGATAGTTCAGGATCGGGCTCCACTGGAGCAGGATCGAAATCTTCTCTGAGATGGAGGGCATGGCTTGGTATTCCCACGGGGTTTCTGCCGGAACTCCCCTTGTTTATGGGAGGCTGGCCCCGGGTTTCGGCATACCGCATAAGGCCGTCTTTCGCCCAGTCTTCGTCCACGTCGAAGCATTCGCAGACGGCTGCAAACGTGATGATTGCAGGGGCACCATCCACCCACCGCAGCGCGGCCTGCCGCTGGCGGGCAATCAAGGGGCGGTCGTTCGGCTCGCAGTTCAGCAGGCTGGCTGTCCGCATCAGCATGAGCCCGCAGAGTGATCGCCAGATGCCGTACAGTTCGTCCCTGTTTAGTGGGGCCAACTCCTCGTTAATGACGCTCTCAAGCGCCGTGTCGCCCGTCGCCCCCATCTCGCTTCCTCTCTAGCTCCCGTATGTGGTAGTCCAGATACCAGCGGGCTTTGCGCAGGTCGGGCAAAGGGTCGGGGGTCTTGAGCCCAGCACGCCACACGTACTTGATGACGTTCCCAAGGGCAAAACAGAATCCACTGGCAATCGTGACCGCCTCTATTCCAGACGGGTGTGCAGTATAGTGGGCCGGCTGAATAACCGGGTCCAGTTCCTCCTCGTCTACTGCGGCTCTGGCGAATGATCGCGGGCTGGTGATTTGGTTGAATGGCATTGGCTAGCCTCCCCCTGCTTCGTGTCTGTCAGGCAATCTGCAACGATCCGTTTCATCGTGTTCATGCAGCGACATCGGGGATCATTCCCCTCGGTACTCCTTGGTAATCCTTGCGAGGATTGACCAGAAGACGGCGTCGTGAACGTCATCTCCGTCATATGGAACCGGGCATTCGTGCCGCAGTACGTGAGCCCATTCCTCCAGCAGCGTCTCGGACATCATGTGTTCCGACGCCTTGCTGATCTGGATGTTTGCTTTTTCTCCGGTTACGTGACACAGCCCGTGCATTCCCGGCAGGCTGGCCACGACCCTGACCCTGACCGGGGTCCGCGTCGGGAAGTGGCGGCGTAGCCAGCGAGACACCTTCCGCAGCATCAAAGGCATGAGCTAACCTCGGCAAATCAGAGAGTCTGATGGTCAGTAGCCAGCCGACCGGACTGCGGTCAGTCCGGTGCAGCAAGACCGGGCAACGGCGCCCGCACTGCTCCACCGCTTTCTTCATTGTTTTTGGTACGGACAACGCCTGAACACGCTTGACCTCGTACCAGAGGGCCGGCGTGTTTAATACACGCAGGTCTGCGCCATCCTCGGAATTGCCGCAGTGCTGTGCGGTTCTCGCGCACTCCCAGCCAAACAGATTTCGCAGGGTTTCTGCTGCTTCAAGCTCCCCGTTTTTCCCCTTGCGGCGGCTGTTTATGGCCATGGTGATCCTCCCTGTTTTCTTCGGTCATCCAAGAATTTCTTCGGTATCGGCTCTTGTTCGTATGGCAGGGCCTTCCTCCTGCGTAGCGAGGCCAGCGTCTTGATGTCAACGCTGCCGTCCTCCTCCTCCTTGGCTGCAAGCACCGCACCCTTCGGTATCTCGCCGTATCCGGGCAGCTTATTGTGTACAGCGAAATGACAACGGTTGCATAAAGCCAGCCAGTTCTCAAACAAGTCCTTCCTGCCTGACCCTCCGACGATGTGGTGCAGTTCCATCCACCTGCCGTGCCGGCGGGCTGGCCAGTGGCAGACGGCACACCGCTCGTGCAGCAGCATGTATTCGTTTGGGTCAAGCTCACTGGACATTTGTTTTGATCCAGCCGTCTTCGACCCTCTTGAACCTGACGATGCCTTGGCACCCGAGCCATTTCGCAATCGCTTGGCATTCATCGGAGAAGACCGCGATCTCCTCCAGCGAGACACCAATGGAGTTGATGAGCGTAGCCGCACACGCCGACGCAATCCTTTTGCCACGCCACTCCTCCTTGACGAAAGCCTCCAGCGAAGGAATCCCGTTCCACACGTAGAGGCTGGCCCATCCGATGGGCACGATGTCGAAGCTGTCATCCAGTTCGCAGACCGAGTAGAGCAGGTCGGACGGCAGTCCCTCGTACTTGCCGTCATCACCGATTGCCGTGAGCCACCTGCTGTGGTCAGAGTTTCGGTTCGTTAGAGGAACCATCCCCTGAGCTAGGAATGGCGGGAGGTCTGCGCCGCGAAACGTCTGAATGTTGATCATGCTCTCCGCACCATTGGTCTTCCTTGATCACCGGCCAGTCTCCGTTCAGCGCGGAATACTCCACGAACTGGGGCGGATTGCGTAAGCACCGGCCGTACTTGTTGTCGTAGCGGCCGGCAATCCTCTCAAAGAAATGGCAGGTCTTGCAAGTGGGGCTGTTGGTCGCGGCAATCACTGCATTTCCCTTCGGCTCGTAGTCTATCGGGTCCAGTTCAGAACCGAGTCTCGCCATTTCTTCCTCTCGCTTGTAGTTAACGATAGTGGTGAATCTGAAGATTGAGGCTGATGCTGTTAGGCTGCACTTTGGGGGGCAGTTTACATGCGGGAAATGCGCGACAATTCCTTGAGCCGGCACCCTTGGGTGAGGGCAGACCGACTCCCCCTGTTATGGGAGAGTCGGCCCTGACAGGCACCCTTCGGAGCCGGGCAAGATCGGGCAGTGCGTGTTTTTCACGGGGTTCACTGGCCTTCAAACCTTCGCCCCGTGTGGATGGGCCGCTTGGCCTTTCAGTCCGGGCTGGAGTCGGCAGCATACCGGGCTTATTCCACATGCCGCTGGATTACCCCGGGAGGGGTGGGTCAACAGCGGGTGCGCTTGCTCTTGTCGTGCCCCCGCAGGGGCCGCTCTCGCCCTGCTACAGGCGGTTAGGCGGCAAGCCGAACTTCAGGCCATCCATGGCAACCGGGCCTATTCCATCCCCGTCCTGCGTCGAGCAATCTCCCCGTTGCAGGCTTCCAAAACCCTGCGGTCACGGCACTCGGACTTGTTGACGATCCACCACAGGTACGGCAGCGGGATGCTATCCAGCCGCTGTCTCTTGTATTTGCCGAACGGCATGTGCGTCACCGGCGGGCGGCGGTCGCGGGCCTCCGCTTCCGCCATCATGTCACGCTCGTAGTTCCCGAACCGGGCGTGCCCGACCAAGCCGGCACGCCTGTGCCATTCCAGACGCTCGCGCGCGTGCTGCTCTGCGGCCTCGGCGGCTCGCTCCTCCTCGATGATTGGGTCGAGGTGTGCGGCCGTCATGGGCCCGCCGCCCTCCTGCTTCCTGCGGACACGAGCCATCAGCTTGCGTTCTAGGTTTGGCTGGAGGACATCAAGGCTGCTGCACAGATCGCAATGGCGAGAGCTATCCGTAATGTCGAAGACCTCAAAGAATCCTTTGGCAGATTCTGCGATAGCCTTCCTACGTAGCTCGGCGCTGGCAAACCCATCCACCACGCCGGGCAGGGGCCGCGTTCCACGGCCGAACATCTGCACGTACTTGGCCTTGGACTTCGTCGGCTTGGCGATGAACAGTTTCCGCACGGGCGGATAATCCCAGCCAAGTGTTAGGCAACCGACGTTCAAGATGATGCTGACCGTGCCGTCCTCAAAGTCGTTCAGGTGGGCACGCCGCTCGACATCGTCCATCTTGGAGTGAACGATTGCCGACAGGATTCCCCGGCGCTGGAGATTGTCACGCAGGGCTTCTGCTTGGAAGATGCCTTGGCAGAACACGACAGACGGCTCGCATTCGTAGTGCTGCTGCACAAGCGATGCGATCTCTTGGACGGTCTGCTCCTGAGCCATGATCTTGGCCAGTTCCTCGGAGTTGTAATCTCCGAACTTCGGGCCTTTCAGATTCGGGATGGAGAGGTTGATGCTCTCGATAACCGATAGCCAGACCTTGGCCGGGACAAGCCAGCCGTCCGCCGTGGCTTGGCTGATGGGGTAGTAGAACCCCACGTTTCCGTAGTAGCTGGTGAGCGGGTCGCCGCCGCCACGCTCCGGGCTAGCAGTCAGCCCGACCAACCTGACCCCTCCCTGCGTCAGGTTGGTAAGCATCTCCAGTGCGCGTTTGGAGAAGTTGGTATGAACTTCATCCACGACGATGAGGTCAACCGTGTCAATGTACCGCTCCCAGCGCTTGCGTGAAAGCAAGGAAGCGTAGCACGCGACCGTGACCTTCTCGTCCGAACGTGATCCCCCCTGTTCGACGCCGCACTCGATGCCCCGGCTTCGCAGCCGCTGGGCTGTCTGACTAACTAGCTGAATCAAAGGGGCAATAAACAACGCCCCCTTCTTGCACTCCCGAATCAGTTCCGCAGCGATCTCTGTTTTCCCAGTGCCAGTGGCAAGCACCGCCAGTGTACGCCCACTCGCATTTATTGACAGCCGAATGTTGTCGATGGCTTCCCTTTGGTAGGGACGCAGATGCAGCGGCAGCGGCTTGCCGGTAGGGAACAGCGTGCATTGCGTGTCTGACTCGATCATCGTGCGACTCCCTTCGCGGAACCTACTAACCTAGCGAACCGAACGATCTCGCCTCCCCACCCACCTAGCCTGCCATATCTCCGGGGTCCACTGGCTTTGCAGTTCCAGTGTCGCCCTTTTTATTTCGGCGGGGCTTGGGTCTTTTGGTCCGTTTCCCATCAGACCCGCCGTCTGGAACTTCTCCAGTAGCTGGGCCGGCGTCAGCCCCTGCTGCTTGGCTACCACCGGCACCGGCCATTGGCCGCACTGATTCCACAGGTGATCCACCGGCTGCATCTGACACCACTCCTTCTGGAACGACGGGCAACCCGAGAGAGGCCCGAAGCATGTCCATCTCCGCGAACACCGTGCGAACGTCATCGCGGTTTGATGCCATGGCTTTCATCACGAGCGCAAACATCTCGTCATCGAAACGCAGTTTGTCTGGCGTTCGCAGCATTAGGTCCGAGACTTCCGCCACCAGTAGCATTCGCTGCTTCGCCTCGATGTACTCGTTGCCGGGCATCATGGCTGCTTCTCCCTAGACTTTGACAGGCGAGCTAACGCTGCATCGCGGGCCTTCTCTGCCTGCGTCATCTGGGCCTTGCTCATCGTTAACTCGCCCACTCGCTTCCACAACGCCGTCACGCGATCAGCGTCCGGGGCCTGAGCAAACGCGGACTTGATGGCGGCGAGGTCAGGGCCTGAGTCGGGAGGGTTCTGCGACTGCGGGCTCGGAGGATCGTCCTCGCTGGGAAGGTCTTCGCCGTCGCTGGCGTCATCGACCGACAGGCACAGGATGCGGCTGTAGCCAAGCCGTGCCATGTACGTGCAGTACGAATGCGTGTGCTGCGGGTTGGCGAAGAACGGGATCGGGATGCAACTGGTGGTGTACTCCCCTTTGCAGGACAACCTCGTCACCAGCGTCATGGACCGATCATCGTTAACTACGAACGTCTGCCGCACACTGAGCCCGTTCTTGGACAGCGCCGGC